TCATATTCTAAATACCTGTACCTTGTAGGTGTAAGCAGATGAATTATTCGAGTTTGTTACGCTAAATCCGCTTGAAGTGAATGCTATTGATAAGAAAAAATTAGAATAAGAAAGTTCATTTATTCCCCACGTTCCATCATTTGACATTCCGGTTACTGCTATATTCGATGTTGAGCTGGATGCAACGCTTCCAGTGTAGAACCCAACATAACGGCATTCCCTATCGGTTGTATCTAGCCTGACATTACCGCTTGCGTCATATACCTTCAGCCCATAGGCCATTACAAGTTACCTAGCTTAACGCGCAATGTACTGCCATCATATATCTCAATCGCGTCATTAGTAATCTTCATTCGACTACCAGAAGAAGCTGATTGGATATTGAAATTGTTTTGCGCAGTACCGCTAATGTTGACTTGTGCGACATCTATTACACCTGTTGTAATTCTATCCCCATCAATAACAGTGCTACTTGCCGCAAGAGTATTATTTAAATTACTGAAAGTAACTAATCCATCAAAGTTAAAGCTAGAAAATGGGCCTGCAAAAGCTACTGTTTCAGTGCCACCATAAGCACTTTCCGTGACTACATATGATGCTGCCCAGTATTTACCCTCGCCGCCTGTTACAGTTAGCGGGTCTTGCTGCCATGTGCTAGTTAATCCTCCGATAACATTTGAATCATAGTCATATGATGTTGCGCTTGGTAAGTTCGGCGGGTTAGCTGAAGCAGTTTTAAAGTAAACATAGCCGTGCGCATTTCTTGGGGCGCGTGTCTCAGGGCTTAACGGTACAACTACTCCAGAAAAAACGTATGCACTGGCGTTTCCGCTGTAATCTACTGACCTGATTTTATAGTAGTAATTATTGCCACCAACCAGGTTACCTATTGTGGTAGTCGCAGCCTCCCCTCTGCCGCCAGAAACTGATGCAACTGCACCATATGTACCGCCGGTTGTGTTTTGCTGTATCTCTACATGACTAAAATCTGCATCTGAAGGGTTAGTCCAAGACAACACAACTGCATTAGATGCTGCGGTTTTTGAAAGTCCTGTAATTGCAGCAGGTGCAGTATTATCGCCTGAAGCGGTTACATTTGCTGAAACGTAACTGCTCTTAACACCTAAGTTATTAACTGCTCTGACTCTAACGTAGTATGTAGCACCAGCGATAATTGGCTGAACTTCGTAGGTTAAACCGTCAGTTACTGCGGTTTGATAAGGCGCGTTGTAAGTTGCCCATTCTACTTCGTATCTCTCAACATAGACATCTGCGCTAGCACCCCAGCTAATAAGCAATTTCTCAACAGCTGTTCCATCTTCATTAATAAGTGTAGAAGTTGTAGCCGTTAAGCTACTGGGTGGCTGTGCCGTTGAACCATCATATAAATCTAGCTCGCCAGAAGCGAAAAAATCTTTTTCGTCTGAAGCATTCCAATTGTATATATCGGACGCGGTCTCTATTAACTCTAGGTTTACAATAATTTGACCTGCATCAGAGAAAGACATCTGATAGCCTATCACTTCAAAAACCTTAAATGACCAGCCCATTTTTACGTTACTTACCATAACATTGTCGCCAGCTTTAAAGTTTAAAGCAGCTAGGTTGCAAGGTATGGTTACAGATGTTTGTTGCCTAGACTCGAACAGCGCTATTTTTGCAAGTCTCTGAGCTTGTGTATTGTTGGTTACAAAGGGTAGCTGTAAATCCATATAGATGGGGTCGCCATCAGCAGCCGCATAAGTTGAGCTAATCTGTGCGGGGTAGTCGGACTTGATGTAGTTGTTTTCTGCACTTATGTAAGTGCCTTTCACGCCGTTGTATAGCTGCCTTCTGCTTTGCTTTGTGCGCGTCTTAATGCTGCCTACAATATTACTTTCATCAATTACTACAGATGAAGGGGACACATAAACCGCAGGCTTCATATAGTAAAATTTATTTGAATAGGTTAATTGACCACCCATGCATTTTAGCAGGTTGTTTATATTGGCTTTCCTGCTTCTATCGCTGCTCATAATGCCGTTGCAGGTATATCTTTTCTGATTGCCGCCAGCATCTAAAGCTACGGTTTCATCACACTTGCTAACAGCAAAAGCCAATGAATCAGCATCTATTGAAGATGCCGGTTCGCCTAATCCGTACTTGGTATCTGTTAAATAATCTCTGATGCACAATGCAGGATTATCAGAAAAAGCCGTAACACCAGTTGCAGGGTTTAAGACTTTTCTGCCTTCAATAATCGCCGAGATGTTAGGAATGCTGTTTAATTCTTCTGCGTCATATTTCAAACGCACATAGATGTAGGCGGTGTCTAACAGCTTGTGATTGCTTGTCCATTTTGTTGTGCGACTAACAAGAACAGAGTCAGCAGCTGTTTCGTTGCCGCGATGAATGCGAATATCTAGATATTGGTTCCAATTACCTTGATAAGCACCATCATCCCAAACCAGTTTTTCATTAACAAAAATCTTTCTGTAATCGTTAATTTCATGTCCAGCAAATGCGACTACCATGTGCAGATACTTGTTATCGTCCCCAGTGGTGTCGGCAAATATAATTACACCGCCTGTCCTAACCGTTCCATATATCAAAGGTCTTGGAGCCGCTGGCTCCTTTATCGTTTGGGTGCTTCCGTCCATACCTCCTGTGTCTGGAACCATGCCGTCCATGACGTACTTGCCAAGCCCTGCGCCTACAACAAATGCACCAGCTATAAGCAGCGCACTTGCCCCTAAAGCCGCAGCACCTGCCGCACCTGCTATACCAACTACTAACGAAACTGCCATTTATTCACCTAAGTATTTTGTGTAGACTCGCTCGGCTAAATCATAGCCATTGCCAGTTAGTAAGCTGTCGAAAGGTACGGCCACTTTAGTGTTGATGGTAAGCATTGAAACACCGCATTCACGGCAATAATTCTCAGCATATTTTAGCAGTTTGTAACCAGTAGCCCCAGCCCTGCTGTCCGGCTTTACAAATATCACATCATTAGTTGCAAAAAAGTGGTCTTTATAGTGGATGCTTTTATTTATTATCAAAACAAAATAGCCCACTAAAACGCCATCATTTCGCGCTGTGAATATTCGTAGTGCGCCACTTGCGTCAAGTCTTGCGTATTCCTTCCAGTCAGGATTGAGCTTAATCTTATCTTGGTACATTGCGACAAGCTCCCAATGCTGCTCAAGCAAAGGTTGTAGCTCGCGTTTAACTTTTGTTAGATTTTCAAGATGCAATGTAAGCATTATCTCGTATCCCTCATGCTCGTATCTCTCGCGCTGCCGCTACTAGCAACACTGCTTGCTGGTGTAGCCCTTCCAAATATAATTTCTTTATCTTGCAAGCTGGCTACAAACTCAAAACCCTTGTCTGAAGGGTGGTCAATGCGCTGGTCATTATCAGTGAAACGGCGTACAAACTTTCTTTCAAAAGCAATCAGCTTGTTCTCTAGTGTTACATTGATGGTCGATTTGTCACCGCTATCTAGTATGGTCATCACATCCATGAATCCCTCAAATATACTTACCGGCGATATGATGGGGTCACCAAGCTCATTCATTGCGCCTAAACTTATTGCCGCAGTTTTGCCTTGATAATCTTCATCTCTTGCAACTTGAACAAGTGAAGTTTTTACACCTGTCAAAGTTATAGATGTTCCATTTGCTTGCAATTCAGTAGACTCTTTAATCTGATTGATTTTTAATAAATCGCCTAGACCTTGGTAAGTTTGTGTATTGTTTAACTTAATGCTTTTCACCGCCGCCGTGCCGCCGTAGCGACTGCGCACCATTATCTGCGTGGTTGTCCCCAGTGCTGTAAACGTATATTGAAACGTGCCTGCCGAGATTCTTTGGTAGTAAAAGTAGTTGTCTGGCCCGACATACATATCTCCAAGCCTTACCTCAACATCTGCTCCAGTATGCTCGACCGTCACAGTGTATTTCTTACCTGCAACTGTTGAAGTACTTTGATAAATGCCAGCCCTGTCATTATAGCTGGGGCCAGTGAGATTGGCTTGACCTGTTGTATATGTGACAGATGAACCAGTGCCCAGTGCTTGGGTAGACCAGTTATTTAGATTAGAATCAAAGCTAGGATTTAAGTTAATGGGGTCTCCCACTGGAGAATCTAATTCCCCTAGGCCAGACCACATGTATATAGGACTGCTAAAATTCATATCTATCAAATAGAAAGGTCTGACAACCTCTGCTAACGAAGCAGCACTCATTTCTGCTGATATATCTCTAGCCATTTATAAAGCCTCTACAAATGCAAAAGTGAAGCCATACATAGACGCGGCGTTTGTTTTCCAGCCTATATCATTTGATGCCATGCGCCAAAGGCTCTTAGGGCTTGTGAAATCTAAAGCTGTGCCGCTCGCAACAGCAGTTCTTAACGGCGGCTGAAACTTTATAGGCGCGGTTCCTGATGCTTTATCTTCTGTGCAAATGTACAAATAATCACCAATCTGAAAGTATGTTCCAGCGGTGATAGATGATGAATTGCTGCTGCAACTAATCTGCTCTGCTCTGATAGCTGTTGTGCCGCTTGATGTAACGGTCTTGCCTGTAGTGGTAGTCAAAGGGTGTCCAAATGTGAACGTCCCTGATTGCCCTTTAAGAGCGACTATGAAAGCCTGTACCGAACGCGCCTCTGCGATGCTTAAAGGCGGCAGAGTAACCTCGCATTCCCATCTAGCACCCTGATGCTCGTAGACTTGCTGCTCATAAGAAAAAGGCGATTCACTTACTGCAATCGCCCTTTTTAATCTCATTTCTATGTTTTGAATCCCAACACTGGGAAATGCTAAAGGCATTTTATGCTCCGATTATTGCTTGGCTATAGCTACCGCCGCGCTGTCTTGCGTCTGCTACTGCTCCCTTGGCTGCGTCTGCTATCTGTGGCAGTAAGTTTGCAACCTCTGCGCGAACTGTTTGGACTACGCAGGTAGATACGTTTATAGTTTGAT